TGAAGATACCAAGTGATTGGCGGCCATTATGGGAACAACGCAACTCACCTGCTCGCTCGCAAGTATTCAATTATCTGGTGGGGCGCAATTATCCCAAGCACGATGCAATAGCTATGGCAGCTCGGTACAATCTGTACTATGCCCTAAAGCCGCCNTGGGATCGTCGTATCATTTTCCCTATACACGATGAGAAAGGCCGCATCGTAAACTTTACAGGAAGAGCTATTTCGAGCACTGCACGCATTCGTTATAAAACGCTTGATCGTGAGAATGCACCGTTACACATGAGCGAGTGCCTTCTTGACTATCATCGGCTCGTCAACACAGAAGGCTCGGTTCTGGTCGTATGTGAAGGGCCGTTTGATGCAATGCGCTTGACCTGGATAGGTGAGCCATTTGGTATCTATGCAACCTGCGTATTCACGCAGAATGTAAGCGCTGTACAGGCTGATAAACTGTCGCGCCTCTTGTCAAATTTTGGCCGTTGTGGGGTTTTATTTGACCGAGGTGCAGAACTACATGCTACTCGTGCTTTATTCTCGCTACCGGGTTTTGAGAAGTTTGAATTGCCTAAGGATGTTGATGATCCAGGTGAACTAACCGGTAGCCAAGCATTGGCCTTGTGTCGGTCGTTGCTTTCTTGGAATTAGACGGGGGGCTTACTGTTATGGAGGTAAGCCATGACTGTGATTGTTGTTTGTGGCGGGCGTTTCTATACCGATAAACAAAGAGTATTTGAGACGCTCGACAAAATGTATTCTAACTCGATTGACACATTCGTGGTGGTCGAGGGTGGAAGTAGCTACGGTGCAGACTCATTTGCTAGGCAATGGGCTCGCCGTCGCAAGCTCAAAGGTGAAAACGTAGAGTGCATCACTGTAAAAGCTAATTGGAAATTATATGGTAAAGCCGCTGGCCCCATTCGTAACCAGCAAATGATTGACGATTACCGGCCTGAAAAGGTGCTGGCATTTCCTGGTCACAAAGGCACCAAGGACATGATCGCCAGAGCACGTAAGGCTGGAATACCAGTCATACTGAGTGAAGATTGGGATGATGAGGTACGGGCGGCTTTAGTATGATCGAAATCCACACGTTTGAATTTGCATGCCTTTTAGCGCTGGCCAGCTTACTTGGGCTGGCGCTAGGTTTTGTTCTCAGCATTGTCATCCGTGACGAGCTAACTAATCATCATAGTGAGCATTAGTTAGTTAGCACAGTGTTGAGTATAACCTATACAACTCAAGCAATCATCATGCTGAGCATTAGTTGAAATGCTAAGCGCTCAGCATGCCCTAAATTATAGGCTACGAATGGCCTAAATTGACCACCTAGCGGCCTTGCAAGGCAAGGCAAGGTATAACCCTAGGCTAGCGTTCGCGTGCCTACGAAGCCGCGTTTGCCTTGCATATGCACATCGATATACAGTTGTATGAGCATTTGTCATGCCCCCCAAAATGCGGTATGGTTAAAGTGTGGGCTGAAGGTTTTGCGTACCCACACTCTCGCTACGGGGCAATTCCCTTTCAGGCATTACAGGAGGTTTTTATGGCTCGGGCCGCAGCGGTTGCGGTGCGTAAGCTTGCGCACTCAAAATCAGAAAAATTGACGAAAGTCAATGGTGGTGTAAACCACAGTAAAGATAAGAAAATAGCAGTGTTCGCTAATTTCCGGCCGCGCGCTGGTGATAAGCTGACACCGAAGGAATGGGCTACGAAAATTAACGCTACATGGCAGCGCTCAACAGAATCACTACTCGAAACTGCTCGCCTTATTCGCGAGGCGCGCGGTGACTTGCCCGTAGGTAAATATAAGGAAATGCAAAAATATCTCGATATGGGCGAAGCTGACGTATCGAAGCTGTACTCGATTGGGTGCTGCGAAGTGTTTTACAAGAAGCAGAATATGCCGAAGCTACCACCAAAGTATTCGGTTCTCTATCTGCTTTCGCTAATACCGGCTGAGGCGTTGCAAAAGCTCTTTGACAAAGGTGACATTCACCTGAACATGACGCGCAAGTGTGCTGATGAACTGAAAAAGAAATACAAGTTGCTTGCACAGTTACAAGACGACCCTGACGAGGGGGATGAAGACTACGCTGAGGACGAGTCTGATAACGATAATGAATATGAAGAGCCTGAAACTGACAATGATGAGGAAGTTGACGAGCCTGAAACTGATAACGACGAGGAAGATGAGCCTGAGGTTGAAACAAAGCCTGCACCGGCTAAGTCAAACGCACCACCAAAAGAAGGTTTCGAGTTACATCTGGAAAATTGGCACAATGGCGTTCTAAGCCAAATTGAGTTTTGCGATGCGCTCGAAGAATATTTGAAGCAGGGTAAGCGCATACCGCAAGACAAAATTAAGGATGCGCTCAGGTTATCAGCATTGCTGAAGCGCATGTGTGAACAGTACAAGTAAGAACGTGCATATGTAGAGAGCGGGCTGGCATCATCAACGGTGCCAGCCTTTAACAAAATATGGGGGTAGAAATGACTGTCAAGGAAAAACCTGTATCACCAGATGAAGTATATCTAGGGTACCTCAAAATTCTAGCGTCCTATCATACGGTTTGCGGCGACCGTTCGGTAGGAAAAGCTCTTGAGTGGGCTGCTACGCGTATCGAGGCATTGCAAAAGCATATAGCTCAGCACAAGGGCTGCATATACTGCAATTCACGTAAACGAATGGAAATTCTGGGTGACGTATCGCTTACGAACGTAGTGCCCTTGCATGGACGTGGTGAGTAACGCATTGCAGAGGAGAGGGCCATGCGTGACCACGCTTATTTGGACGAAGGGCTGCGTCGGTGGATCTACCGAACTGCCCGTCAAAATCATTGGCGCGTTGCTAGCTGGTATGAACTAGATGATCTCATACAAGATGGTTTTATGTGCTACCAGAAATGCGCCGTTAAGTACGCTCGCTTGTTGCGCAAGCGTAAACCACAGAAAAGTGACCGGCGTAATTTCATGGCGCTAGTCAAGGTGAGTTATGAGCGTCACATTCACGATCTGGCAAACAAGCGTAGCAAGCAGAAGGAAGTCACAATATCGAGCTTGCTACCTAAAGACAAAGAATACTCGCTTGATGTCGTATTCGAGCGACTAGGAGGTACGACCGAGCAAACTGATTTTCTTCTGCGTCTTAACGAGTTACCGCCTAAAGTGCGGGATGTTTTGGTCGAGGCGCTTCAGGATGTGCTCAAGGGTAAGCAACCGAAGGTCAAAGAACTGAACAAAAGACTCAATGCAGCTATAGGGTCTAAAAATTCGGTTGACATGGTGTCTCGAATATACAAACATTTCGGAGTCGTCAGGGCTAATCACGCCTGATGTATGTAACTTCTATCAGCAATGGCAAGAACAGGAGCTAGCTAGCTATGTCAACGACTGTCTATGACGAATTATCGTCAGTCTTAAAACTGAAATATAAGTCTGGCACTGACGTGCAGGACTACCTCAGAAAAGTTCTCGACAAAGCCGACAAGCTCAGCGACACGCAGTGGGATAAGCTCTCTGAGGAAACTCAGGAATGGGTGAACTCGGCTGTTGATGCTCACGAGTCTGGGAATGAAATTCCCATACCCGAGGGGCTTGACCTTGGCGATGATGAGGACGAGGACGAAGACCTGCCCGATCTGAGCGACCTTGACGACGAAGACGAGGACGAGGGCGACGAGGACGAGGACGATGAGCCTGCACCACGTCGCGCTGCAACGAAGAACGGTCGCGGTGGTAAGCATGCAACTGCTAAGAAAGCAAGGGCTGCTGCCGCTGATGACGATAATGAAGATGAGGATGAAGAAGTGGTAGAACCTAAGAAGCGTGGCAGACCAGCGGCTAAAAAGGCTGCCAAGGAAACAAAACCTGCCAAGGGTAAGGTGGCAAAAGCTGCTAAGCCTGAGAAAACAGAAAAGAAGGCTAAGGGCAAGGCTGCTACAAAGCCCGAAAAGAANACTAAGAAGGCTGGTACCGGTGGTGGTCGTCGTGAGCGCCTGTTCAAGGATGATCAGGTTATTACGGTACTTGCAGAAGAGAACCCGAAGCGGCCCCACACTGCGAGCTTTGAGCGTTTCGAGCTGTACTATGAGCTTGCAAAGAAGAAGGGTAAGAAGGGTTTCACTGTCCGTGAAGCGCTTGACGCTGGCGTGCTGAGCGCTGACTTGAAGTGGGATAGCGAACACAACTACATCAANATTTCTTGATCAAATTCGATCAACGTAGTTCCTTAAAACGGCCCTGTTTTGAAGCAGGGCCGTTTTTGTTNGTATGATTTCAGCACGCACTATTTCACAGTCGTTTTAGAAGACAAGGGAGAAGCCAATGCCTGACAAATACCAATACCAGCATTTCGTACAATTTCCATTACTCATGCATTGGATTAAGGAGCGCTACAGTATCTATATAAAGCGTTCACAGCAAAAACCAAAACCTTGGACCGATGATCCCATTCTACAACGGTACCGCTTTTGTAACGTGTACCGTGAACTTGACAAAGTGACGGTTTGGATTTCTGATAACTGGCGTAGCCCTAACGCCGATGATCCTGATCTTTGGTTTGCTATGCTGGTTGCTCGGTACATCAATGAACCCGGTACGATGGAACTCATGGGTTATCCTGTTCCATATCGCAGCGCCAACTTCATTGATGCCGTACAGCAGCGCAAGCGCGAGGGTAAGAACGCTTTTAACGCTGCTTACATCATTTCTACTGGTGGCTTGACACTACCCAAGCACGAATACCTGGATATGTTCTTCAAGCGTATGTGGAACAAACGTAAACAGCTTCGCGTTGCTCAGGGCATGAATCTCAGAAATTACTGTGAGCTACTGGTTAATCAACCCGGTATCGGTAGATTTATGGCTGGTCAGATCATCGCTGACTTGAAGTATGCCAACCCAATACTCAAAGAAGCTGATGACTGGTGGTCATTCGCTATTTCTGGACCTGGATCGCGCCGTGGCATGAACCGGATGCTTGGTAGACCAGTCAAACAAAATTGGAATGAGGGTGAGTGGTTTGCAGAATTGCGAACACTTCGGCTAGTAGTCAATCAGCATTTACCTGAAAACATGCCTAATATTCATGGGCAGGACTTGCAAAACTGCCTATGTGAGTTCGATAAGTATTGCCGAGCAAAGTTCGGTGAAGGTAAACCCAAGCAGAAGTTCAATGGTGTATAGATGCAAGAATACATCGCATGGTTGTGGGATTTTTGGGTGTGGTGTGCTAAAATCAACTTAGTGCTCATGATCTTCACTGACGTTAAACAAAACAAGTGGTCAACTCCAAGAGAATATGCCCTCATAGTATGCTTCGGGCCTATCTCTCTTGGAGGTACTATTTTCTATGTCATCATGGGTATCTATGAAAAGTTGCGGGAAAGGTATCGAAAGAGGTAGCCATGGACCTCATCGTAATCCCTTCAATGGGGCGTCATAAGCGACAACAAACTCTAGCAACATTCGAGCGCACATTTATCGTTGACTCTTACAAGGTTGTGCTGGCGGTACCCAAGAACGAAGTCAGCAAATACGAAACTGCCAGCTATAAAGGCAAACGCATCAAGCGCGAAACGTTGAAGAAAATCGATATACATGGCGTGCCAAAGGAATACTCAGGTATCAGCCGAACTCGAGAATATATCCTTACTGAGCTTGCACGTTACCATAACGCCCGCCGCGTTTTCATGGTTGATGATGACTTGTCGTTTTGCCATCGACCCGACCTCGAGAAGGCTGATATGCCGTACATTAATGATGATCCTTACAGCATGCATTGCATGGTTGAGCAATTGACCATGTGGCTCGAAGAAGGCTTGGTGCACGTTGGCTTAATCAGCCGCCAAGCGAATAGAAAAACCGGTGTCGAATACCAGGAACCGGGGCGCATGATGAATGCCTACGCTTACGACGCAAAGGTAATTCAGAAACTCATCAAAACAAAGCAGCTTAAGCTTGGCCGTATACCAGTAATGGAGGATTTTGACCTAACCCTACAACTCATTCGTCTCGGTTATCCTAGCCGAGTTAGCTGTCAATATGCCTGGACACAGACTAGCAACATAGATGGCGGTTGTAGCACTTACCGAACGGCAGAAGTACAAGCTGAGGCTGCTTATAAGCTGGCAAAACTTCACAAAGGCTTTGTTGAAGTGGTCGAGCGCAAAGCTAAGACTTGGAAGAACAACCTCACTACCCGCGTTGACGTGCGTATAGCCTGGAAAAAGGCTTATGAGGCTTCAATCAAGAATAACCGCGAAGCTGCTTAGAAGCCCGTATGTAAAGGTAGCTGAGTGCCCCGCCAATAGGAGTTACGTCAATGAAAGTTATCAATGCAAGAAATGTTAACGATGCGTACATTAAAGGACTAAGACTCCTTCACAAGTATGGCAAAATTGAAGAGTCACGGGCTGGTCATGTACTCGTCGCACCATTTCCGGTAACGACTGTGTATCAACGACCCTATGAGCGTATCTGTTTGACGCAAAGCGTGATGCGAACCCCTTCTTTCATTTGATGGAATCACTGTGGATGTTGGCCGGTCGCAATGACGCAACTTGGCTGGACAAGTTCGTTAAGGATTTTTCATCGCGTTTTGCTGAGGAGAGCGGGCATCAACACGGCGCTTACGGCTACCGGTGGCGCACACATTTCATGCTTGACGGTACTGAAGATACTTACGAGCACGGCTTTGAGCTAGATCAGCTCGACCGCATCGTGTACTTGCTGCGCAAGAACCCTCGTGACCGGCGCATTGTATTGCAGATGTGGGATCCTGAAATCGACCTCGGTGCAAACAAGCGCGACGTGCCTTGCAATCTTTGTGTACTGCCACGTATCGTGAACAATGCGCTGGATATAACCGTCGTATGCCGGTCAAACGATGCTATCTGGGGTGCTTATGGAGCGAACGCTGTACACTTTTCAGTGCTTCAAGAGTACCTAGCTGCTCGCCTTAATGTACAGATTGGTACCTATTATCAGATAAGCAATAATTTCCACGCTTATTTGGAGGTGCTTAATAAGAAAATACCTGATCCAGAAGTACTCAAGCAGAAACATATTCCTGACCCGTACAAAGGTGGTAAGTCGGTGCGCTTCAAGGTTACACCTACGCAAATTGTGACCCAACCAGAGTACTTTGATGAGGATTTACGGCACTTTTTCAGTGACCCTGACGCCCCGCCCCTTGATGGCTACCACAATAACTTCTTTGTGCATATAGCCGTCCCAATGTTCTACGCTTACCATCATTGGAAAGAGGGTAGAAAAGCTAAGGCTTACGAGGAACTGCGACATCTCCCAACAAATAGCGATTGGTGGCATGCCGCAGCTCAATGGTTCTATAAGCGCAATCCTGAGCAGGCTAACAAGGTAGAGGCAAGCAATGTTTAGTATCCCGCAGCACAAGGCTAACGAAGTCCAAATTGGGGGCGACCATTATAAGTCACAATACCAACATTGGGATTGGGCTATCAATGTTGGCTTGGATTACCTTGGTTCCGCAGCAACCAAGTATATCACACGCTGGCAGAAAAAGGACGGTCTTAAAGACCTTCAAAAGGCAGGGCACTACATGGATAAACTCATTGAAGTCGCGCCGCTTGTTATCGTGCGGCTTCAAATCATTCGCCCGAATTTGGAATTTATCCTCTGTGAAACCCGCAAATTCATCAGAGAAAACCAACTTGGTGAGTTTGAAGCTGCTATCTGCAAGCGCATCGCAACTTGGATGACCACTGACGAGCTGCACACGGCACGAGGTATGTTGAACTCACTTATTATCAGTGAATCTCATAGCTCGCCGACTGGACCTAGTGGTGAAATGGCCGAACAACTCAAGGGAACAACACCGCCTGACACTCCTAAACCAGTGCCCCTTGAGGATAGCAACAAACACGCGGAGAGAGCCAAATGATGTTATTCGTTTGGGTTATCGAGTACCGGCATATGCGAGGCACGCGAAAAGTACATCACATCGCAGTCGCGCCAACTTTAGCAGATGCGATTAAAGCTATGCCGATACCTCCAGGTTTCACACGTGAGGAATTTCAAAAACTAGAACCTACCTATGTTCGTCACGCGCCCTGTTATGTAACGATAGATACAGACTTAGCGGTACTATGAAAGTTGATCGCGAAGAACTGCTGGCGGCTCTTAATGCCGCCAGTCTTGTTGTTGACCCCGGCCATTCCATTGAGGTTTTCTCAAAGGTTTGGCTGTTTGAGGACTATGTGCTTGGATTCAATGCTTCAGGCTTNGTTATCCAAGTACCTTGCCCAATACCGTCGATTGGTGGAGTTGATGGCAAANTACTAGCACAGCTACTCGATAAGACTGAAACTGAAAAAATCGAACTCATCACAACAGATGATGGGCAGCTACTCGTCACTGACGAGGATCGATTACACATTAAGATGCCTGTGCTCGAAGAAACTGATGTGGTGCATACGGTCTCAGAAATACCAGACTTAAATGAGGATCATCTTATCGAAGGTGATGCCGGCTGTTTTCTTGAAGAAATCAGTTTGCCTGCCATGCTACAGCTTAGCACGCTGAAATCAGAAACGATGCCAGAGTTTGCTAGCCTTGTTATTGATCTTAAAGCTGGCGAGGCGTCGCATGCTCTTCCTCAGGCATTTATCTACACTAGCGACCGGCAAACTATCAATCGCACAGTCTTTAAGTCGTGGGAAATGAAAGCTAACCCCGGCAGGTACCTTGTTCCACTTGAGTTCGTGCGGACATTACTTAGACTAGCTGATGTTTTCAAGGAAGGTACTATTGCATTCGATAAGAACTATATCGTTGCTACTAACGAAGATGGTGCCGGTCTATTCACTAGGCTACACCAAACCAGCAACAACGTTGATTTTGAAGATGCCATATTACGAATCTGGCCAGATAGAAAGCTTAAACCAAAGCTCATGGTGGATATACCTTCAGAACTAAAGGTGGTGCTCAATCAGGCCAAGCTAATTTGCAAAGCTGATAACGATATAGTCCGGTTAGTCGTAAGTGACGGCACATTAAAAGTTACCGCTGAAGGAGGAAAAGCAAGGTACAGTGCGGCACTCGATTTGGAGAACCATCCACCGGCGGCAGTCAACCTAAATTGTTCGCGTTTGCTTCAGGTGCTACCGCACGCAAATAAAATGCTACTGTTGCAAAACGCAGCAGCATTCCGTGGCCCTAACAAATTCTGGCGGTTCATTGCGGGTAGGTAAATGTCGTTCTTTCCAGAACCAGTAAAGCCGAAGAAGCATCGTGGTCGGATGAAAGCCGATGATATTCGTATCTATCGGCAACTCGGCTGCGATGCTTGTCCCTTGGCAAAGCTGCGCAATCGTAACCCTCGAATGGAACCTACTGGCTCAGATGAGCCAACTATCTATGTGCTTGGTGGTGCGCCTAACTATGAAGATGACGTTAGAGGTAGGCAATTCACTGGTGAGTCCGGTGAAGTTTTAAGGAAAATTTTTCGTGATATCATTGGCCTCGACTACAAGCATATCATTCGCTTTAACAACATTGTTAGAACTCGTTGTCATGAAGGTGGTGAGGACAAAGCACCGCCATGGGAGGCTATTGAGGCTTGTCGCCCCAGTATCATTGCTGACATAGAAGAAACCAAGCCGAAAGCAATATTTGGATTTGGTAACTTACCACTTGAATGGATAGCTGACATTTCAGGTATCTATGCTTGGCGTGGCCGCTACATGGCTGTTCGCGTTGGCAACCATGTTTGCTGGTACTTTCCTATGATACACCCCGATGATGTACAGAATGCGGGTGTACGTATATTCCATGATGACGATGCGGCAAGTGACGAAGAATCATTCTTAAATGAAGATCACCGCATACTTCGGCTTGACATTCAACATGCCTGGAAAAGATTACAAGAGCTTGGTACGCCATTTATCCACACACCTGACTATGCACGGCAGGGTGTCGAAATACTCGACTTCTATAACGAAAAAGGGCTCACTATCATTGAGAATAAACTCAAGCACTTTGGGCAGCAACTAGTCGTTGGCATCGACTATGAAACGACTGCTCTTCGGCCATATAACAGCAATGCAATGCTGCTTTCAGCCGCAGTCAGTGACGGTCAAAGTGCATTTGCATTTCCGTTCGATCATCCTAGTGCTGAATGGACTCGTAAGCACAAAGAACGGCTTCGTGAGCTTTGGCGCGATTTCTTAAAAACTACCAAAGCCATTAAAGCGGTGCACAACTTGCAATTCGAGCAAGAGTGGACTGTATACCACTTTGGTTGGGAACTAGCTCATGCTGGTGACTGGCATTGCACTCAAGTGCAAGCCTCAATCATAGATCACCGGTACAAGGGCAGTGAGCCTAGCCCGCTGTCATTAGACTTTCTAGTTCGGCAGCACTTCGGCCTTAATCTGAAGGCAATGAGCAATGTCGATAGATCAAATCTTATTCGTACTCCTTTACCCATCGTGCTTGAATATAACGCCCTTGACGCCAAGTACCACGCACTTCTGTATAAGCGTCAACATTCGATCATAATGAAAGAAAATCTTACGATGGCGTATAAATTTGCACGTCGTCGTGTACCCGCCATTGTGCTTGCACAAATTAAAGGTGTACCAGTTTCACAAAAGCGAGCCGAAAAACTCTACGAAAAGTACTCCACACGTATTCATGAACTTGAAGATTCCATCGCTAACGACAAAACAGTCAAGAAGTTTGAGACCAAATACAAACAAACTTTTAACCCCAACTCGAATGCCGATTGCGTCAAGCTCTTCTATACGATGCTTGGTCGTAAGGAATGTGAAGTTTATGATAAGAAGAAAAAGAATGTGAAGCCGTGGCTCGGTGGTGTCGATGGTAAAACCAAGGTCAATAAGATTAGCTGCGACAAAGAGGTGCTAACTCAGCTTGAGCATCCTTTAGCTGATAAGATACTTGCACTTCGTAAACCACAGAAGTTGCTTTCGACTTATGTGCTACCGTTGATGAAGGGTACCGATGAAAGCAAGATTTACGATGACGGTAAGCTGCATCCTATCTTCAATCACACCTTCACTGACACAGGTCGTCTTAGCTGCATTAGAAAAGGTACACCGGTACAAGTACCAGGAGGTACTAAACCTATTGAGGAAATCAAAATCGGTGACTGGGTATACACCTATGATGAAAATAGAAAGATTACTTTACGCCGAGTAACGAATGTCTGGTATCGAGGTAGAAAGCCTATAGTACGTGTGCATTGGATAGGTCAGGGGCACAAACACTCAGGCTTTCTTGACTGTACGCCCGATCATAGAATCAGGCTAATTACTGGCGAATATGTGCGAGCAGATGAACTTGTGCCCGCGCAAGTGCGCACGGTAACAAGAAATGGTAAACGTATCCAAAGCTATCGCTATGGTTCTCGTGTACTTGCTCTACATCGTGAAGTAAGTGACTACAATATGTTGTACGTGACAGGCGTGCCTTACAAGCAAAAAGAAGCCCGAGTTGTTTTTAAGGCAGTGTACGGATATTTACCGGAGCACGTACATCACGCGGATGGAAATAAACATAACGACCATCCTGACAACTTAGTTGGTATGACACAAGTAGAGCACGCACGGCACCATATGCGGGCGGTTAGCTCCATTGAGAAACGGCGTCGTGCTTTGGCTCGTTCACCAGAAGCTAAGCGAAGGAATGCTGAGGCGGTACGACGAGCCGTCAAGCAAAGGGCTAAGGCAAGATGGACTAAAGAACAAATAATCGCTGCCCTTGAACAGGGCAACGGTGTGCTCGGTGCAGCTCGTATCTTGAATGCTGATTATAGTTCGGTGCGAGCGCGTATGCGTGAATGGAATATAGTGTACGATGGTAGGACTAAACGTAAGGTGAGGCCCGAAAGACGGGGCAGGCGAATTGGACCCTATAAAGGTAAGAACAACTATAGTCCGGTATGGCAGCGCCACCTAGACCGGCAAAACAACCACATGATTATTGGCTTGGAATATTTATCAGGTCAGTATCCAGTCTATGATATTGAGGTTGAAGGGACACACAACTTCATCGCAGGTGAGCTCTGTGTTCATAACTGTGAAGAGCCGAATATGCAGAATTTCCCTAAGCGGTCCGATGAAAGTAAAGAAGTTAGATGCATCATCAAGCCACCTAAAGGTCACGTAGTTCTTTCGATTGACTATGGTCAGATCGAAGCTCGCGTAATTGCCATGTACACTCGAGATAAGCGTTTTTGCCAAGCATTATGGGAACGCTACGATGTTCACGGGGAATGGGCCGAGCGTATTGCTTATGCTTATCCGCAGCGTGTTGGCGGTAAGGCAATGCTCAAAGATAAAAAGGCAATGAAAGATTTTCGCACCGACATCAAAAACCAGTGGACATTTCCATTGTTCTTCGGTGCACAGCTTGCCTCGGTATCAAAGTATCTACATATACCGGAAGATGTGCTACGCCCACTATATGATGCCTTTTGGAAAGAATTTGAGGGGGTTAAATCGTGGCAGGATAACCTTATCAAGTTCTATGAAGAAAATGGCTATGTCGAAACCTTCACTGGTCGTCGCCGTTATGGCCCAATGAACGTCAACAAGGTTATCAACTCACCAGTGCAGGGATTTACTTGCGAGTTTGTGCTCGACGGTATGTGTAGGTTAAGCGAGACCGGTGACCCATTGCTACAACCTGAAATTCAGATACACGATGATCTGACTTGGGTTGCAGTGCCAGTGGACAAAGTTGACTACGTTGCTGAGAAAGCTCTCGAAATTTTGCTAACACCTGCGCCCGAGTTCAAAGATTTTATATGCGTACCTATCACTCTTGAGATGAGTGTTGGTGAAGACTGGTTAAACATGGAAGAAATTGGTGTGTTCAGCAGTGATGATAAATAGGCGAGTATCTATGATCCCTAAGGAAAAATTAGTAGAAGTGATTTTACATGACAGTACAGGTGCCTTCATCAATAGAAAGCACATGCCCAAGCCAATTGGGCATGTGTACCTTTACCCTGAAAGTACTGGACACATAATAACTGAGAAAGGTCGCTACTGGACATGCATTTGGTTTAGCATCACAAACGGTCCAAAACATTACCTCACGAAAGATGGAACCTTAGTCATCATGAATGACCCGCCAATGATTAACCCCTACATAGAGGTAATCTCAATATACAGTCCTGAAACAGGTTACTACGAAATCTTTCGAGCACATCTACACAGCTCAACAGAAGTAGAACTGTTTGAAAGGTACAAGAATAAAAACGGTGAATGGAGGGGTTAACTATGCCAGTGATAGAATTCGATCAACTATCTTATGCCGAAATATACACACTATCACCAGATAACAAATGGGTACCACTACGCGAGTGCATCGCCAAAGCTGGAGAAAGGCTTGATACCTTGCAAAAGGGCATTCACAAATTTTGCATCATCTGGGATCTTGACGGCGTACTAGCCGACAGTGATCATCGGTTGCACTACATCGTAGTAGATCGTGCTAACCCTGATTGGGAAACATTTCACGCTCACACGCTTAAAGATTCACCAATCACATCAGGTTGTATTTTGTTCTGGGCGCTTGACTTCTTTGGTGTCAGCAACATCATTTGCACTGCTCGGCCTGAAAGCAATCGCGAACTTACAGAACAATGGTTGCAAGAGAAATGCCTCAAACCCGCCAAACTGATGATGCGCAAGGAAGGCGACCATCGTCCTGGATGTGAAGTGAAACGCGATATGTTACATGAGCTATGGGACGAAGGATATGAGGTTATTCTCGCTTTTGATGATCACCCAGAAATCGTCAATATGTACCGTACAGAAGGTGTGCCTTGTTTTGCTGCTGACCCAAGACACTGGGATGAACAAACAGTCCAAGCTATTGCCGCCAAGTACAAGAGGGCAGAATGACAAACAATCTGATAACGAAGTATCGCCCGACAAAATTCGACGATGTGATCGGGCAAGAAGCTGCGGTGCGGGCATTGAAAACAGCTCTAAAGAAAAAGAATATTCACGCTTTTCTCTTTACTGGCCCAAGTGGCGTTGGAAAAACCACATTAGCCCGCTTGATGGCTAGAGCCGTTAACTGTGCCGACGCTGATATCATTGAGATTGACGCAGCAACTCACACTGGTATCGATGCCATGCGTGAGATTGCTAGCACAATCTATTATGCACCTATTGGCCAGGGTTCTAAAGCAATTATCGTTGACGAATGCCACGCATTATCACGTCAAGCGGTTCAGTCGATCCTCAAAGCTATCGAGGAACCCCCTGAATGGGGTTACTGGATGCTCTGTACAACGGAACTTAACAAGGTACCGGTAACCATTCGTAATCGATGCCTGCACCTTGCCTTGCGACCTGTACCTAAACAGGAACTAGTCGATTGGCTGACTGGTATCGCAAAATTAGAAAAATATCGTGGCCCCTATATCAAGGATATCATCAACCTTTGCGCGGTTGAAGCTCAGGGTTCACCTCGACAAGCGCTGACATATCTGGCGGCATGTGCCGGATCCAAAAGTGTCGATGAAGCCCGTGAGATGATGCAGGCGGTGGCTGAGGAAAAACAAGCCATTGACCTCGCGCGTGCTTTAATGAAAGGTGCTCGCTGGCGTGACTTGAAACCAATTCTCGAAGGCTTAAAAGATCAGAATGCAGAAAGCATTCGCCAAATTGTGCGAGCTTACATGACAACGGTTGCCTTGAAAGCTGAAGGGCAAACCTTACGTCATGCACTCAGAATACTCGAAGCCTTCTCAGCACCCTGTAACCCGCAAGATGGTATCACGCCCATCGTTATCGCTTGCGGTAAACTGTATGTATAAGCAATAACAAGGAGGTAGTGCTATGGGCAAACTTGAACGTCGCAAGCGTAGCGATGATAAACCTGCTAAGAAAAAGAAATCACCAGTCATTGATGTTTCAGATATTCTGATTGGTGAGCATATTGACCCACTTGAAGCAACAGTCGAAGATCTCTCATTACCCCCTAAGTATGAGAGCTTCAAAACGAAGGTCAAAATCAACCGTGAAGATTTGGAACAATCACTTGAAGAACAACCCGAGTTGTTCGCTCAAGTTTCTGAGTACGCAATAAAGTGGGGCGCTATCCGCGATTTGCGTAAGAATGCGGTTGATAAGATTCGTGTTACTCTGGATCGACAAATTCGTGAGCAAGCGAGCGAGAACGGCGCCCGTATCACCGAAGCAGCTATCGCCAATCAAATTGGTGAAGATGAAGATTATCGTGAGGCNAATCTACGCTACATTGAAGCCAAGTACTACGCAGATCTCTGGTTGAGCTTGGTCAACTCATACACTCAACGCAGCTATGCCCTTAAAGATCTAGTCACTATCGTTGTCAAGCAACTCAGCATGGACAACGATGTGATCTCGACTGAAGCGGATCACCGAGCACTAATGGAGGCAAAGTCACGGAGAGCATCAAAACTGAGAAGTGAGGCNCTAAAAGAACGACGCGCCTTAAAGGGCGAGTAAACCCCCTAGTCTAAGTAACCAGCCGTATGTTAGGCTAGCAAAGCTTAGTTCATATGCAGCTAGGAGTAAGCAATGGCAAAGAAAGACAAGGTTAAGGATAAGGCGTCAAAGAAGAAAGGCTTTGTTTACCGTGGTGCTAACCGCACCGTAGAAAGCGTTGCTCGTGCATCGAAGGCTTTCGCCAATCAGTTTGATCGATGGCTGAACGGTGAAGATCTTCAGATTTTCAAGCCACGTGACGGAGAAAATAATATTCGTATTCTCCCGCCAACTTGGGATGATCAAGAAAAGTACGGTGACGGTTGGCACATCTTTGTTGACCTGCACTATCGCGTCGGTGCTGATAACACAACTTATCTGTGCCTGCGTAAGATGAAGGACGAACCTTGTCCTATCTGTGAAGCTCGTGACGCCAGTGAAGATGAAGAGGAGCGTGATAACCTGCGTGTGAGCCGTCGCGCGCTTGTGTGGCTCATTGATCGCGACAACGAGAAAGCTGGCCCGCAACTTTGGCCCATGCCACTCACGTTGTTCCGTGAAATCAATACGCGTAGCGTTGATAAGAAATCTAACAAGCCAATCCTCATCGATGATCCTGACAACGGCTACGACATTAGCTTTGTCAAGGAAGGTAAGGAAGTTCATTCAAAGTATATTGGCGTTGAAATCGACCGTGACCCAACGCCTCTCAGCAAGAATGACAGTAAACAAGAGCGGTGGCTTGAGATTATCGAGAATAACCCACTGCCCGACTTACTTCAGTTCTACGAGTATGATCACATCGAAAAGGTGCTGCACGGCAAAATCGCAAAGAAATCATCTGATGATGAAGATGATGACGATGTGGTTGATGATGAGGATGAAACGCCGCGCCGTCGNCGTAAGCGCANTGATGATGCAGACGAAGCACCGCGTAAACGTAAGCGCTTGAAAGACGAAGATGAAGAACTTGATGATGCTGATGATGAAGAGGAAGAGCTCGACGTAGACGACGAGGACGAAGAAGACGACGACCTCCCTTCTAAGCGTCGCGCGTCAAAGTCCAAGTCGCGCGACGACGACGAGGAGGACGACGATGATGCTGATGAGGAGGACGAGGACGAGGACGAAGAAGACGATGAACCGCGTAGTAGTTCTCGCAAGTCGTCAAAAGGTCGCCGTCGTGACGATGATGACGAAGATGAAGATGATGATGAGGACGAAGACAACGAGGATGAAACTGAAGAAGAGNATGAGGACGAGGACGAAGACGAGGAAAGCGACGAAGACGAAGACGACGAAGATAGTGAAGATGATGAAGACGACGAAGATAGTGAGGAGGATGAAGACGAGGATGACGAACCTCGTTCAAAGAGCAAGGCTAAGCTTAGCAAAGAAACTGTTGCTAGCCGCGCCAAAGCTCGCCTCAATGACTTGAAGAAGCGTCGTAAGAAGTAACTGGTCTCGACCTTGTAGCGCGCGGTTAGCCCAGGCCGCTGTGCTCGGTCGGGAGGCGGGCGGCACTGAACCCGTGGACCCTGCGGTGCCGCCCGCTCTTTTCTCAAAAGAGGTACCATCATGGCTCGTCGTCGCAGGATAGGTGAGGGTGAAGTGCCCACCGAAGAACCAATCACCACAACTGAGCGTAAAATCCAGTTCATACCTACTGGATGCGTCGTGTTCGACTGCGTGCTAGGAGGTGGCTGGCCACTTGGTCGCATGTCTAACCTTGTAGGGGACAAATCCACCGGTAAAACTCTTTGTGCTATTGAAGCTGCTGCTAACTTTGCTCATCGTTATCCTGATGGNTNTNNCNATCTTACCGTGAAGCGGAAGCTGCTTTCGATGAAGATTATGCTGCTAGCCTTGGCTTGCCAATTGATCGAGTTGACTTCGGTGAGGAAGGTCTAGGCACACCTTGGGATACTATTGAAGATATTTACGAAGACCTGAACGCCAAGTGCGATCAATGTATCAAAGAAAAAGTACCCGGTCTCTACATCATCGATAGCCTTGATGCCTTATCAAGCCGCGCTGAGCTTTCACGTGGTATCGATGAGGGCAGCTATGGCATGGAAAAACAAAAACAGCTTGGGCAGCTTTTCCGTCGTTTGGTGCGTAAAATNAAAGAAGCTAACATGCACCTGCTCATTATCTCACAAGTACGGGAGAAAATCGGTATCACATTTGGGGATAAGTATCGGCGCAGCGGCGGTAAGGCACTTGACTTCTATGCCTCACAGGTTATTTACCTGAGCCATCTCAAAACAATTAAGAAGACTGCCGGTGGTGTTGAGCGGCCTATCGGTATTCGCATCAAGGCAAAGTGTACGAAGAATAAAATCGGGCCAGCTTTTAGAGAATGCGAGTTCACCGTCCGCTTTGGGTACGGTATTGATGAACTCTCCTCAGCCGTTGAATGGCTCGAAACGGTAAAGAAATCAAAAGAATTGCTTGATGGTGAATCTGCCAAGAGCTACATCACCCGTGTTGAGAAATTAGGCAATAAGGAATATAGAGCAGAACTCAAGCGTGTTCGTAAGGTTGTGAAGGCGGCTTGGAACGAGATCGAAGCCCGTTTTGAACCCGAACGCAAGAAATACTAGGAGGATGCCATGAAACCTGTACAGATCGCGGGCTTCAATAATGTGCTGACTGCTCCGCCTAATTGGGATAAAGAAAAGTATGGCGAGTGCGTCGATTTGCCTATTCGCGCCGTAGCTGATCAACACGGCCTTGTGCAATTGATGAGTGCTTGGCTACCGTCACACGCTGACTTGCTTAAACTAAAAGAGGGTGCTCCAATTATTCTAACTCTCATTGGTCGTATGCATCCACCGGTGTGGATTGACGTGGGTAGCAAAAAGGATATACAAAGTAAAATCATTCAGGTGAAGCCGACTATCATTGATCCACAAGGAAACGTGGTTCAAAGTAACGGCAACCATACAGATCAAAGTAATGACAACGAGAATGACCAATGAAACATGGTGGTGGATCTCAAAAAGGCGCAACGAATGAACGGAAAGTGTGTCGCCTGTTGAGCTTATGGGTAACACACGGCAAGCGCGAAGATGTGTTTTGGCGCTCAGCCATGAGCGGCGGTCGAGCTACCGTTGCCAAGCGCAAGGGTAAGATACTCGCTAGTCAGGCTGGCGATATTAGTGCTGTAGATGAAGCTGGACACACACTAACCAATTACTTCTACATTGAAACAAAACACGTCAAAGCTATCCAGCTTGATCGGTTCATCGTGACGCAAACTGGGCCGTTAGTGAAATACTGGAAAACGGTTCAGTTGGAAGCGCGTTCTTACAACAAACAACCTTTGCTAATAGTTAAGCAAAACTTGCTGCCCATTCTGTTCATTTGCCCGTTTGGCATTGCTNGTAAACTCACAGAAGGCCGTTTGAAACGCACTGAGGCACTGGCAAGGGTTTATGGCCAGCATGCTTGCGAAATCTGGCTATTTGAGCGGGTATTATCAGCGCCATTTGCTTATCAGCCTGATTAAGGTATGTTAATGGTTGATCAGCACCCGCTGGACTCCCCCGCACTACGCTAGGGTGCTGATTGTAAGTGCGAGCCAAGGATATGGCCCTCTGCCTTGGCTCGCACTATTCATTTCAGCCTACTTCTGGAGGTTGCTATGACAGTTACTCCTGTTCGCTGTCCTGTTGAGTGCACCAACGGTAAAATCTACACTGATCAACGTGATCCCATCGAAGGCCATAAGTTATCCAACGTTGGTCCCTGCCCTATGTGTAACGGTCGAGGGTATTTCGACCCCGAAAGCATCAAGGGCAAAGCAGTTGCCGCGTATTGGCAAACACTGCATGACCTCTATGTAGCTGAAAAAGAACGTCAAGCTCGCGAGCAACAGCTACGTGAGGAAGTTTTGAAGAAGCTTGACGATGTAACTAAAGAAGTTCTAGCGCACTTCGGTCTAGACAAGTATTTCATCGAGCAGAAACGATGACGTTCGAAGAACTCAAGGCCAAGGCTATCAGTTTGCCTGCCGAGCAAAAACAAGAACTTATTACAGCTTTGCAGGCAACGCTNCAATTCAGCAAGTCAAGCATAACTCCAACACGAAAGCGTGAAGCCGAAGATTACTTGCACGATTATCTCACTGATGCCGTGCGCCGATTTTGCGTTAAGCGTGGATTGTGTACTCGTGCTGATGCTTGGGCAGTAATCAAACGAGAGATCGAGCGACTAAAACAGTACCCACAAGATAACGAAATCGTGAGGCGCTGGATAGAAGAAAAGGTAAAGCCTAAAGGAGAAGTTGAACGTCAATTTATAGCTGACACTTTCGTGAACAGCCTCTACAATCATCTGAAGGACAACCCTTATTATAAAGAACTCGGTATCGGCCCCTATGAACTACTCATCAATATCCGTAAACTACCTACTGCCGTAGATGGCTCATTTCCCGGTTATGCCAATGCCGGTTTATTACCGCTAATCATTAGAAGAGAAATGCCATCTGTAAGCAATAAGAGGTTGCGTCGTGGCAAGCGAAAGGCTCAAAGGTAACACGCAACAGTGTCTGCTAGCACTTCTATGCTTTAGTAAGAAATATGGTGCGAAACTTGGCATGCAATTACGGCCTGAACACTTTGACGGTGTTCGGCGCGACCTAGCTCAAGCAATCTTTGAGTACCGCAGCAAGTACAAGGGTAAACCGCCTGGAAAGAAAAACTTACCCACCCTAGTTGAAAACCTGCCCTTACAAGAAGAACGTCTTAAAACTGCCCAACATGAAGCTCGAGAAATACTTCGCCTTTACAAGAAAGGCTTCAATAAGGATTGGGTTGCTGAGCAGGGTATCAAGTTTGCTAAACGGCAACTGCTGAAAGCTGGTGTCAAAGAAGCGGTCGATATAGTTCTACGTAGTGAAGACTTCGACATTGAGGAAGTCGAAAAGGTACTCCACAAAACCCTTCGCAATGAGCCTGCTCAGATAAAACCAAGCATTCGTTTTGGCTCACCGGAGTCATTACGCTTTCTCGATTATGTGGATGATGGATGGGCGATAGGTATAACCGAGTTCGATAAAGCAGGCTTACGGCTCAAACCCGGCACTTTGACCTTGTACCTAGGACCTAAGAACACTGGTAAATCTTGGTCGTGTATCCATGTCGCTCGGAGCTGCTTAATGCAAGGCGCACGCGTTGTGCACTTGTCACTTGAAATGAACCAGGATCAAGTATTCCAACGCTACTACCAGAACTGGTTCAGTATACCCACTCGGCTGAAGAAGTTTGTACGTGCCGAGTTCAAGGAGGATAATGCTGGTCGCGCCGTAGGTTGGACCCAAATTCAGCTTGATCCACCCGAGCTGACGCTTGATGACCCAACTATCAAATCAAAGCTACAGCAGCTACTCCAGCCTTGGAAGAAAAAGCTGAGCCGACTGATCGTAGCGGACTTTCCTACCGGTACGCTTACCATTACTCAGCTCGAGAACTACCTCGATAATCTAGCCTCGAATGAAGAGTTTCACCCTGATGTTCTGATAATCGATTACCCTGACCTGATGCGGGTGAGCCGCCAAAACTATCGCCTAGACCTAGGCGAGATATACGTGCAATTACGCGGCCTTGCTATTAGACGCAACCTTGCCTTATTCTGCCCGACGCAAACTAACCGAGATTCATTCACACGAAAGGAAATCACAAGCGCAAACGTCGCCGAAGACGTGTCGAAGCTATTCACTGCCGACAATGTGCTGATTTACTCACAAACTAAGGATGAAAAGAAGTTCGGCTTGGCACGGCTCACACTACAGCATGCACGTGACGTAGAAGTCGGTATGGTAGTATGTTTGGTGCAGCATTACCCAACTGGCCAATACATGGTGCGCTCTGCTCTTGCAACACCGCAGTACATGAGGTTAATTAGCGAAAAAAGAAAAGATGACGAAGCTGAAGGTGAAGACGATAGTGGCTTAGTGTAGCTATGATCTTAAAATCAGAAATAAAGCGCTACCTCACAGCGCCTCGTGATGATCATCGCTGGTTGAAAGAGTTAGAGCACCGTGATGTAGATAAACTAATCAACAGCCTTTATCCACGTCCTAAGCTGCATCCTAAAATGAGGCTGCACCAAAAGGTAGCTTTCTACCTTGGTGTGGCCTATCCGCAATTCTGCTACTGGCTTGACATGGGCACCGGTAAGACACTGCTATCCTTAGAGCTTATCAAGTACTGGATGCAGGTCGAGCGCTTCAAAAAAGCNTTCGTGTTTGTGCTCAGTGATAAAGCATTCCCTACTTGGGAAGCTCAAAATCGTGAGTANGATATCGGNTTGCCTATGATTGCACTGGAAGGCTCAAGNGAAGAAAAGTGGAACCAACTTCGTAATTTCGACCGTGGCATCGTACTTTCTACATATATGGGTACGCTTGCCATGTGTAGTATTAAGGGGATAAAGAAACGTGGCAATCGCAAGGTCACGGGTCTGTTACTAGTTAAGAGTATGATTGATGAGTTGTGCGAGGATACCGGTGTGCTCGTACTTGATGAGAGCACGAAGGTTGGACACTCGACATCGTTACTACATAAAATGGCTCTACTTATGTCNAAGAATATACCTATCCGCTATGCACTTGCNGGACGGCCATTCGGGCGTGATCCTATGCTTATGTACAATCAACATCTCATAATTGATCGAGCAGAAACGTTTGGTCATAANACTTTCTTTCAACAAGCATTCTTTTCACGTTCGCGTAACCATTTTGCGAAATCTAGATACTCATACAACTTCCAATTCAAGAAGAAAATGCTGCCCGAACTAACGAGGATAATGCAGCATCGCAGCATTACTTATGCTGCGAAAGAGTGTGTAGATTTACCATCAGTAAACCGCATTCGAGCACCAGTCAGCTTTAGCAAGGAAAGCCAAACCTACTACAAAGAAGCTGCTAAGGCACTGTTAGGCAGCAAGGGCGATTGGCAAGAGACCAAAAACCTGTTTCTGCGTATGCGTCAAATCACGTCAGGTTTTCTTGGCTTTAAGAATGATGACAATGGCGAGCGAGCACAGATCGCGTTTAGCGTTAACCCCAAGCTTGATAAACTTCAGGACTTGATCGAAGAATTACCTGAAGATCGTAAGGCAATAATCTTTTATGAGTTTACCTGGAGCGCTCAGCAAATTAGTAAGCGCTTGAAAGAGCTCAAGCTGAAACACGTATGGTTGTGGTCAGGCACCAAAAACTCACGTCAGGCACAAGAGCAGTTTCAAGAAGACCCCGAGTGCCGGTTCATGATACTGCAAAACAAAATCGGCGCTTACTCACTTGATGGGTTACAGAAGGTCGCTAACTACGGCTTCATCTACGAAAGCCCTGTAGCATGTATTGATCGTGAGCAATTGGAACATCGCTTAATTCGCCAGGGTCAGAAATGGAGGGTTTTTCTCTATGATCTCATGGTTCCGAACAGTGTGGACGAACGTATTCTCGAATTCCACAAAGAAGGACAAGATATTATGGAAGCCATTCGAGCTAACCCGAAAGCCATCTTCCAATAACAACGCCCCAAAACCACAATTCAAGAACTATCCTCATCCTGACGCAATCAAACCACACTTCAACGGTTTAGGACCAGCGACCGTTGAACGACTGACTTACCTAGCCGAAGAGTGCTCCGAGGTAATCAAAGCCGCGATGAAAATTCAACGTCACGGCTGGCGTTGTGTAGATATGACTGAACAACCGCCAAAACTCTATGATAACAAAGTAGAGTTAGTGAATGAACTGCGTGATGTTTACAAGGCCGTAGTGCGTTTAGCAAGAGCGGGTGAGATTCCGTACAGCATTTTCAGCGGTGAAGTAGTTCTCAACAATCGCAATTTCCACCATCAAGGGCAAAGTTTGGGCAATGCCACAACTCCAATGCCCCATACAAATGAGATATTGCCTGAGGACGTACTAATCGACTATACTAACTGGAAAGGTAATCGTCGTATCCGCCGTATCCGTCCTATTGGCATTATCTTTGGGCAGAACAAATGGCACCCCAAGAATCAATGGCTACTCGAAGCTTATGACCTTGAGGATCGGCAGATAAAGTCGTTTGCCTTACACGGTATCCATGCAATTATGCCGGTTCCACGTAACAAAACAACTATTCCCAAAACCGAAGTAAAAACTTGAGTGTCCAATGCAATACACAGCCTTGGTAACTGCGGATCTTCATTTGAACGATAACAGTCGTGACAGTTATCGTCATAATTTCATGCGCTCGCAGTTACCCAAACTTCTTAGACAATACAAGCCAAAGTATCTGATTATCTTAGGTGATCTGACCGATGAGAAAGACCGCCATCGGTCAGAACTCGTAAACGCAGTTGTTAACTACCTGCACACTTACTCAAATATTTGTAAGGTAATTATTCTACGTGGTAATCACGATTGCTTAGACCCAACATCGCCGTTTTTCCAGTTCGTTAGCTTATTGGAGAATGTTCTCTGGATTAATAAACCGACTCCGCTCAAGCTCGGTGAGCTAGGCGAGTGTTTATTCTTACCGCACACACGC